AAAGCTTCTATCCCATCAGTATCTGGTAAGGTACAAGAACTTTGGAGCATAGTATCAGACGTTATTCGTTCGAATGACATCACTACATTGCCAACTATTGTTGAGCCAAGTTACACAGATAATGCGGCTATCAATGCAGACTACCAAACAATTCGTGGTACAATACCAAAGTATCAGCAAGAAATTACAGACTTCCTAAGAGAAGAATATAATGCTCTTGGTTACGATACAGCACTATGCTACCGTGACACAGGCTATGTAATTGATGCAGTCGCAGAAGACTTGAAGTACGGTGGTAATGCTGGTACAATCAATGCGGCTTCCTACTATTGGGATGCGGCTCTTAACATCTTGCCATACGATCAGCGTATGCCTACAAGATTGGCATATCTACACCTTGCTGATGTTGTCGAAGATATTATCACAGAAGAAGTTGTTCTTCCAGTATTTGGTGCGTCATTCACACCAACTGATGCTACATATGACCCAACAACTGGTGTCTTTGTTGCAACGATTGGAACACATACATTAACTTCTGATGATCACATCTGGTTCACACCATCTGGTATCACATTCTCATGTGATAACGGTAGTGGCGTACAAAATGATGCGGCTCCACAAGCAGGTCATCCATTCTTTAACAAAGCATGTCCAATTACTTCTGTAACTGGAACTACCATCACATTGCAAGTTGGTGTGGCAGGGTCTTATACTGGCGCTCACACTTTCGTAAGCGCACTAGCAGATGCTATTAAAGAAGTCAAGGGAAATATCCTACCACAAAATCTCTCAAATGTTGCAGGTAATGCGACGATAGCGGCTGCTGGTAAAGCACTTGTTACTATCGTAGCTGACTTGGTTGACGATGAGCCAGAGATTGAAGGTCTACTAGGTTCTAAAGACGATGTTCTTAAGAAGCGTAAAGAATTGCCAGTAGTATCTGGTAATCCTATTATGTCTCCATCAAGAACATTTGCTAGAGAAGCACTACAAAGAAATAGAACATTCATCCAAGACGAAGTTGTTGCTTTTGTTGAGGACGAATTCTACACATTCGATGAAGCCAAATGCGCAAGAGATGCAGGGTTCATTATTGATGCTGTAAGAAGAGATGTTCAAACAGGTTCCACATACAATTCAAAGTATGCTGGCAAGGCTTATCGTAACGGTATGGCTGGCGCTCAAGAAGTAATTGAGGAACAGCTTGCTGAAACGATAGAAGGAATTCGCTATATACAAAAAGACATCGAAGCAAAGCTAAGCGGTGTAGCACTTACTAGAGCAACGGGTTCCTTCACTAATATCATCAACGTGATGACAAATGACTTCACGGCTGATGGCACTAACTACAACTACGGTATCGGTCAATTCGAAACCTTCGCTAAGAATGCGGCTGACGGTATGAACGCTAACAGAGCTTTCTTGCAGGCTGAAGCTACAGCTTGGGTAAATGTTAACTATTCATCATTAGTGTATACAGAAGCTAAATGTCAAAGAGACACAGGCTTCATGGTTGATGCTGTAACTTACGACATTCAACATAACACAAACACAGCTATGATTGATGTTGCTAAGATTTATTTTGAAAACGGACTTTCAGCGTTGTCAACAGCACAAAGAGCGCCAACCGTAGCACTATACACACACTTGGCTACAGTAACAAGAGCATTGCTTCTTAAACAGCCAGTTACAGCTACTACAGGTAACGCAGTTGTGCAAAGCGCAGTATTCGGTAACGTTAACGCTCTTACAGCGACAGCGGCACAAGAGCTATGGTCAGTTGTATCAGACTTGATTGTTGATAACTCTCTAATCAACCTTCCAGTAGCAATTGAAGTAGTTGATGGTGTAGGCGAAAACTACGATTACAACACTGAAGCTACTTTGATTGCAGACAGCAAATCAACACTTGCCGCATCTATCACTACTTACCTCAAGACTAAGTTCTCTTATCTTGAGTATAGCAGAGAAAGATGTCATCGTGATGCAGGTCACATGGTTGACGCAATCAGCCACGATGTTCAATACGGTGGTAACAGCGCAATCTGGAACAATTCTCAAATTCACTTTAAAGATGGTGTAAATGTATTACCTATCCAACAAAGAGAATCTTCGAAAAGAGCATTCACACACATGGCACAAGTTGTTCATGATGTGATCCGTCAGATCGAAGTTCCATTGAGAATAGGTAGAAAGTACACACCAAGCACAGTAACTTACGATGCTCTTAATGGAGATATGGTTGTCACTCTTAGTGGTGGACATGACTTTAAAGTTGGAGATCACGTTGTGTTCCCAACCAACTCCTTCACATTCTCTTGCTTAGATGCAAGTGGTGCGGCGGTTGAAATCAGCCACCCAAGAACTACCGATCCATTACACAATAGCCCAGTAAGAATTAATGCAATTTCTGGTACAACTATTACTGTAAATGCTGGATCAGGTGGTACAGGAGCGCAGAAGGCACATACATTCGTAAGTGCAACTAAAGGCGCAGTACAAGAAGTTATTGGTGCAACTATCAGACAAGACAAGACTTCTCTTGTAGCTAGACGCTACATTGCTAAAGAAGCTAAAGACTTGTGCCTAGTAGTAGCAAACGTTGTTGCTCAAACTAATCCAACTAACTTGCCAGTTCTCATCGAACCAAACCGTGAGTGGATGGCTGGCTCAGCAATCGAAACTAGCATTGATACCATTAACACAAACAAAGCAACTCTTGCAACTAACTTGATTAGCTTTATTTCGAGAACATATAATGGTCTAAGCTATCCTAAGCAGAAATGTCGTAGAGATGTTGGCGGTATCGTTGATGCTCTATCACATGACGTTCAGTATGGTACAAACTATGGTACGTTGTTAAATGCCAACTTGTATTTCGACAATGCTACAAGTGTCCTACCATTCGATCAAAGAAGTCAAACTGCTGATTTCTTCTACGAAATGGGTCAGTTGGTTGAGAAGGTTGTGCAAGAAACTGCAAGCGGTCAAGATGTTGCTGGAACCCCAGCGACTGCAACTGAAGGTACTACAGTTCAAAACCTAGTAAGAATTATCGAAATGGCAATTCGTCGCAATGGCTTGGACGGTGTTCCTGATATTCAAGAGCCAGATACTTCTTGGGTAGATGCTTCTCTAATTTGGATGGGCAATGAAATTGATGATAATCTTGACAATCTAAGTGATGATATCACAACATGGATTAACAAAGAATTCAACGTTCTTGATTACAACAAAGCTAAGTGTCGCAGAGACAGTGTTTACATCTTGGATGCATTCAGCTATGACCTTAACTACGGTGGTAACTCAGCTTCCAGATGGAATGCAGATTTCTACTTCTGGAACAACGAACTAAGAGTACCAGAAGATCAGCGTGTTGCAACTGCTAAAGCATACCGTAAGATTGGTGAGCTTGCTAAACTGGCAGTTCAAGGTAATCTACCAGGTCAGGTCATTAGACAGGGTGTTGGTGGTGATGCTGAAGCAAATCAAGCATACGATCTAGGTTTGATCTTCTACAATGCACTATTCAACAACTCTGTGTTAGACCTCGGACCTCTTACTGAGCCTAACTATGTTATCGGAACAGATAAAGAATATAGCTTTGCTAAGGACATTCTTGCTAATAACAGAACATTCTTGCAACGTGAAACTCAACGTTTCATTACTTCTGAGTACAAATTCATTGATCTACCTAAAACTTATCGTGACGGTGGAAACTTGCTACAAATTCTTGCAAACGACTTCGCATTTATTGATCCAGCAAACGGTGTTGAAGGTACTGACAGAGCAATGAGATCATTTGCGGCGGCGTTGTTTAACATTAACCAACAACACGTATTCCCAGTATTCAACGCACCAAGATCATTTACTGATTGGAGAAAACTACGCTTCAAAGGAACAGTTGCTTCCGTACCAGCTAGAGATGCGTTGACAGGCATGAAGCGTTGGGATGCATACATTATTCCAACAACTGGTGCTGGCAATCCAGACAACAATAACTATCTTGGAACGATCTATCATTGGAACGGTACTGCATGGATTACTGTTGGTGCTAATAACTCCGATCTGCTTTATTCTTTCTATAAGGCTTGGGAACAAATGAAAACTTATATAAATACTAATATCGCTCCAGATCAAGCACACAGGAACATGGTGACAGAATTGCTAGACAACGTACTTACAAAAAGTGTATTGACACCAGACTTCCTAGTCTTTGGTTCGCTAGTTGAATCGATTGCTCACCAGTTTAACGGCGCATCGGCAGGTGTTAACAGAAACGCACTTCCGTTGAACTTTAGAAACATCGGCGCGGCTATCGGTGCTACTGCATCTGTTCTCTCAGAGGACGGTGGTAGAATTAGATGGTCTGGATCAGACGAATTAAACAACCAGTATTTCGCAAGAGGGTTGAAAATTAACGGTAGAACAGGTCGTATTGAAGGACGTCCATTCACATCGTCAGTTAGAAAACTCGCTCGAAGGGCTTCAAATTCAAGGGCATCTCTATAATGGCTATATATACACTCACAACAACACAAGCGCCTGATGCTAAACCAGTCGCCAAGTCTTTCACATTATCTACCAACTGGCAGACAATGATTGAAGTACCAAATTATGAAGTCCCAGAGCTAGTCTTTGGGGGTTCAACTACTATTGAACCAGGCGTTGGTGAAGTTATTTCACCTCTGATCTTGTGTAATATCACAGCGGCTACAGTAACGTGTGATGTGAGAACACATAGAGAAGATGTTAACGCTGAATTCTATCTAATAAGAAACTTACAAATCCCAGCATATGATACTATCCCATTACCTCTTAACGGTCAATTCTTTAAGTCAGGTGATCTGCTAGAATTAAAATGTTCAGACAACTTAGCAGTACATGCAACTCTATCATTTACACTAGGTCAAGCTGAAGAGGATGATGTATAATGCCGTTTAAATCTATAAGTGGAAGTAGGATAATTGGTCAGGGTCAACCACAAGCAGTCCCTATCCAACTTGATCCAGCCCCATACACAGGTGCTATAGCTTATGGTAGCGATGGTAACATTTACGTATCAAACGGCTCAGCATGGGCTGATGTTGGTTCTGGTGCTACAGGCGCACAAGGTGTGCAAGGTGTACAAGGCGTTCAAGGTGTGCAAGGCACATATGGGCCAGGATTTGACGTAATTGGATCAGTTCCAGACGTTGATAGTGGTGGCGATCCTCAAGCAACTCTTAATACTGCATTTGCATCTGCTACTACAGGGCAAGCGGCTATTGATGAGGCTGACGATGAGCTTTGGGTCTATGATGGGGCTAACTGGGTTAATGTTGGTTCTTTCAGAGGTGTCCAAGGTTTTAATGGTGATCAGGGCGTCCAAGGCGTACAGGGTACAATCGGTCAAGAAGGTATCCAAGGTTCTCGTGGTTTCCGTGGTAATCAGGGCGTACAGGGCTACCAAGGTACAACTGGTATCCAAGGGGTGCAAGGCATCCAAGGAATCCAAGGCACACAAGGAACTCAGGGTGTTCAAGGCGTACAGGGTGTTCAAGGCATCCAAGGACTTCAAGGCGATCAAGGTGTTCAAGGCGTACAAGGACCTCAAGCATTTCAAGGTGTTCAAGGTGACAATGGTTTCCAAGGTTTTCCAGGTGATGACTCAGGAATGGTTGTCCAATACAATGTAGGACATACATTTGCAGAACCAAGCCCAGCTTCTTCTGGATTTATGGTATTCAATTCACCAACAGCCGATACAGGCTCATTAATTGGCGCAACTAGAATTTGGATAAGTGAAACCGATACATTTAATATCGACTTATCTGGTTATTTTGATGAAATAGAAAACTCTACTTCTGCTAACAAAGCATTTATGAAAATCACTTTGCGTGATAATCCTAGTATATATGCTATATTTAAAATACAAGAAATTACAGACGAAGGTAACTACAACGAATTAGAAGTTACATATTTAAGTGGTAATGGTGAAAAAGAAGATTTCGTTGCTGAAGACTTGCCAAGCAACCCAGGTACATATATTTCACTGCCATGTATCGTAGCATTTAATGTATCAGGTGATCGTGGTTTCCAAGGTATTCAAGGTACACAGGGTATCCAAGGCACAACTGGTATTCAAGGTGATATCGGTTTCCAAGGTGTACAAGGTGCGCAGTCGATCCAAGGTACTCAAGGTATACAAGGTTTACAAGGAATTTTAGGCTTTCAAGGTACTCAAGGTACTCAAGGCTTGCAAGGTGTTCAAGGCACTCAATCAGTACAAGGTATTCAAGGAACACAGGGTCTACAAGGTGGAACTGGTGTCCAAGGTGTCCAAGGTATTCAATCAGTACAGGGTATCCAAGGTATCCAAGGTGGTGAAGGTTTACAAGGTTATCAAGGTACGCAAGGTCATCAAGGTACACAAGGCGTTCAAGGCGCTGTTGGACATTACGGTGGTTTAACTCACGAGTGGAACTTCGTAAGTAATATTACAGCATCTACTGATCCAGGCACAAGCGGTTGGAAACTTAACACAAACGACATTGCAACTGCAACAATCTTAACACTTGACGATGTTCCTTTAGATAACTTCACTAACGATATTGATGAAACCTTTGATTGGTTAGCCGCAATTCCAAATGGCTCTGGCTCTAAAGGTTTAATCATTGTTGAATCATTTGACGATGGCGTTGGCCCAGGTGGTCATCATCAAATTGTATATGAATTCACAGACTTCACATGGGATGGCGTAGGAAAAACATTTGGTTGGTTCGACGTTGTATATGTTGGATCATACGGTGTTCCAAGTACAAGTTGGGCTACTGATGTAATTGGTAGCGGTCATGGTGCTAAAACACTAATCAACTTTGTCCCTCGTGGTGAAGCTGGTACTCAAGGTGTTCAAGGCGTTCAAGGACTTCAAGGTTTACAGGGTCTTGGTGGTTTCCAAGGATCACAGGGTACACAAGGTGTTCAAGGTGTGCAAGGCGTACAAGGTATGCAAGGCGTACAAGGTAACGAAGGTGCTAGAGAATTTATCGTCACAAACAGTGGCGCTAGTGACTACGTTGTTGACAGTGTAGCTGACCCAATCATCCACTTAATCCGTGGATTTACATACATATTTGACGTTAATGCTAGTGGGCATCCATTTACTATTAGATTGTCTGATGGTGGTGCTGATTACGGACCAGGTATAACAAATAACGGCGTAGAAGTTGGAAGACTTATATTCAGAGTTCCATACGATGCACCTTCTAGTTTGTATTACCAATGTTCTATTCATGCTGGGATGGGCAATGTAATTAATGTGTCTGACTTCGGACCTCAGGGTACACAAGGCATTCAAGGTTTACAGGGTCTACAAGGTACTCAATCTATCCAAGGTCTACAAGGCGAAACGGGTGCTGGTACTCAAGGCGCACAAGGAACGTTTGGTGTTCAAGGTGATGTCGGTATCCAAGGATTTCCTGGCCCAATCGGTCCGCAAGGAACACAGGGTACGTTGGGTTTCCAAGGTACTGGTGGCTTGCAAGGTCAAACTGGTAGCTTTGGTGGTATTACATTTGACTATACATTTAGCACGAATACAGCCGCAACTGACCCAGGAGTTGGTACTCTTAAATTTAATAACGCAAGTCTATCTAGTGCTTCACTATTGTTCATGGATGATAGAGATGACAACTTTACAGATATTCAACCATTCCTAAGAACTATTGATGACTCAACAGCTACTATTAAAGGTCACTTTAAAGTATCTGAAAATGGAGAACCACAAAACTTTGCGATCTTTACGATTGATGGTTTAACAGAATCTTCTGGTTACTTCGTAATTGACTCTTCTTATGTATCTGGTTCTATCGGTGGAACATTCGCTGATGGTACAGATGTTGTCATCACGTTCGCGAGAACTGGTGATGTCGGACCTATTGGTGGTCAAGGTGTTCAAGGCGTACAAGGCGATCTTGGTTTCCAAGGTATTTCTGGTTCGCTTGGGTCTATTGGTTCGCAAGGTGTCCAAGGTATTCAAGGAACACAGGGTATCCAAGGTGATATTGGTAGTATCGGTACTCAGGGCATACAAGGCGGCAGTGGCTTCCAAGGCGCGGCTGGCGAACAAGGTGATGAGGGTGAAGTTGGTGGCGATGGAGCGCAAGGTATCCAGGGGACATTAGGTTTCCAAGGTGCTGATGGTTTCCAAGGCGTTCAAGGCGGAGAAGGTGTCCAAGGTATTGGTGGCATCGGTGCAAGTGGTATCCAAGGTAACGATGGTATGCAAGGCATCCAAGGCTCTCAAGCCGCACAAGGTATCCAAGGTGATACTGGTGGTATCGGTGTTGGTATCCAAGGCTTGCAGGGCGAAAAAGGTTTCCAAGGTGATAATGGTTTCCAAGGCTTCGGTGGTCTACAAGGTATTTCTGGTGAAGGTAATCAGGGTACTCAAGGTAGTAATGGTTTCCAAGGCTTCCAAGGTGATAATGGTTTGCAAGGCGATACTGGTGCTGGTAACCAGGGTACACAAGGTTTCCAAGGTGCTGCTGGCATCGGTGATGAGGGTCTACAAGGTATTGGTGGTTTCCAAGGTCTTCAAGGTTTTGTCGGTGGTGATGGTGGAACTGGTTTGCAAGGATATACTGGTTTCCAAGGCGCTCAAGGCTTCCAAGGTCTAGTTGGTGGCACTGGTGGCGGCGGTGCGCAGGGTACACAGGGTATTCAAGGTGACTTGGGTGAAACGGGTGCGCAAGGTCTTACTGGACAGGGCGTACAGGGTATGCAAGGCATCCAAGGTATTCAAGGCGACTTAGGTTTTCAAGGTGCTATTGGTGGTGGTGTACAAGGTTTCCAAGGTACAACTGGTATTCAAGGGGATTACGGTTTCCAAGGTACTCAAGGTGTTCAAGGGCCAGGTAACGAAGGTGGTGTTGGTAACCTACAAAACATCCACACATCTCCATTACAAGATACTGCATTGTTCATTCCATTCTTTGAAGCGGGTGCTGATCAAAGACAGTTGCTTGCTACATTAGGACCTAACCCAGGTGGCGAACAAAACTTCTTCTACACATCTGATGTAGACGAACTTAGTGTTGAAAACATTGATGTTAATGGTAACTTGGCAGTTGGCGGTGCATTTACTGCATCAACAATTAGTGGTGTTACCTCAGATATGAACTTGCCAAATGACACATTCTTTGGCTTTGGTGATAGTAACCCAGCAAAGATTGGGTATGACACCTCAGGCTCTGGTGACTTATTATTCGATCTTGATCCGACTAATGTTGCTAATGTAATCTTTGAAAACAGAACAACTGGTCTGCCAATCTTTACATTTGCAACAGTAACAGGTAACTTTACTGCAACTGGTGATGTCACTACAAACTCTGACGCAAGACTGAAAGAGAATGTTGAAGTTGTTGACGAAGCACTTGCTAAATTAATGGGTATGAGAGGTGTTTACTTCAATAAGAAAGACACTCCTGATGTTAGAAAAATTGGTTTGATTGCTCAAGAAGTTGAAGCTATCATTCCAGAAGCAGTCTTTTCTGACGATACACCAGAACAAATTAAATCTGTTTCTTATGGTTCGTTAATTGGTTTGATAATTGAAGCAGTCAAGGACTTGAATGATAAAGTAGAAGATATTAAAGTCCAGTAAGATTTTCGTGTCTACGTATGAAAAGGGGGGTCTAAGCTTTTAGTACCCCCCTATTTTTTATAAATAGAATAAAGCCAATACATAAAAGAGATTGAACATGGGATCAAAAGCAAATATTTACATAGATCAGGGGACTGACTTCCGTATTACGTTGGAGATGTTCGACGGAGACGATGATGATTTGGTGATCGGCACTTTTAGTTTTTTCGCAGATTTAAGAAAAATGTACTCTTCTAAGAGAACAGCAGAATTTACAGTAGAAAAGAACGAAAACGATATCACCCTCGTTTTAGAAGCAGACATAACTGCTACGCTAAGACCTGGGAAATATGAATATGATGTACTGATGAGAAAATCAAGTGGTGAGATGTCTAAAATAGTTGAAGGTTTAGCTATTGTTATTCCAACCATCACGGAGGTATAACTTGTGAGTATTAAAGTAAAAGTAGGTCAATCCAATAAGATTAGGATTGTCGCCGCCGGTGAGAAGAAACCACTCATTGTTCCTGATTCGATCACATTAGGAATTGATACAGTAGGAGAGTACGTAGCAAAAGTTGATGCTGGCGTAGGTATTGTTGTATCCCCAGAGAATAGTGTAGAAACAGCAAACCTTGTAATTAGCCACGCAGATACTTCAACTGAAGTAAGTTCTAATAATGCTGGGTTGACTTTTGCTGGTAATGTTGATATAGATACGTTTGGTCACGTTACTCAGTTTTATAACAACTCATTTAACCCAACAAATTTCAGTTCTGCTAATAGCATAATCTCATCAGATAACATTACATTCGGTAATACTGCAATCACTTTGGGTGGCTCGACAACTGAGATCGTAGGTCTAGGAAAGCTTGATGCTGGTGGATTAACACTAGAAACAAATACTATCACCAGTTTGGGTAATGTAAAGCTACAGCCAGCGGCTAACAATGTCGTAGACGCAAGCAACTCAAGAATTGTCCAAGTTGCAGACCCCCTTGATGGTAAAGATGCTATCAACAAGTCTTTTCTTGAATTTGAATTAATTCGTGTTGAGAACACAGTTAAGATCATTGACGATCCAGTTTTACCATCTGACGCAACCAATAAACGGTACGTTGACAATTTGGTTCAAGGTTTCGTTGTTAGACCACAGGCACTTGCGGCT